GTCCGAGTAGCCGCCAACATGAATCTTGCCGATGAATATCTGCGGCACGGTCAGGGCGTGATTCGAACGCGCGGCGAACTCCTCTTCGAGCGAGGGGTCTTTGGTCATGTTGCGGTAGACGAAGGCGATGCCTTGCTTTTGAAGCAGCGCGCGGGCGCTGGCGCACCAGCGACAAGTGTCGGTTCCGTAGATTTCGACGGTCTGCATAGCTGCCTCATAAGCAAAAGGGCGGGATTGCTCCCGCCCTAATGTAAATCAGTTATGACTTTCGTTCAAGATCAAACGTTGGTCAGACCGGCGAGACGAGCCAGGCTCAGCGTGGACTTCAGGGCGGTGCCCACATACCACTTCATGCGGTAGCGAACGGCGTCCTTGTTCTGGATCGTGCCGATATTCTCGACCTGAATGCCGCCCGACGGGCCGCCGTAGATGCCATGGAAGCCGTCGACTTCGTTCAGGCGAACCGCGTAGATCGAGGTCGTCGCGTTGTTGGTGCCGCAGGTCTCGTTGTTCGGGATGAAGTCATTCAGCACAACCGGGATGCCGTCGTAGACATGGATCGGCTTGCCGAAGTTCTCGATCATGACCGTATCGGCCATGTTGCCGTTGAACGAACGAAGCAAAGCGCGGATCGCGCGCCAGGTCGAACGACGCATCACGAAACAGTCGGCGCCGAGCTTCACGAGGTCTTTCAGTTCGTCGAGCATCGCCAGCGTCAAGGAGGCGCCGTTGACGTCGGCCAGAATCACCTGGCTCGGGTCGCAGAGGGAAGCGATGCCGTCGAAGGACTTCGGATTGACCGAGGAATAACCCTGAACCAGGGCGCGACGGAAGGCGCGGCCGAGACCCTTGGCCTTGGAAGCCAGCTGAATCGCAAGCTGCGAGTTGCTGTTGGACTGCGTCGCGAGCAGGAACTTGTCCATATCGACGTCGCCGGCCATGATCTTCAAGGTCGTGGTGATTTCGGTGAAGGTCGCGCCGCCTTCGTTCACGGGATCGTAGGGCGACAAGAAGTCGGCTTCCGTCAGCGTGTTTTCGCGGTTGTAGAGATACGCCTTCGAATTGACGTACATGAACGGAAGAAGGGCGAACAGCTCATCGATGTCGATGATCTCTTCGATGACGCCGCGCTCAAGCTGCTCAAGCGACAGTTGGTTGGCGGTTGCGACCAGCAAGGGCATTCGTGTTCTCCATGAAGCTTCTCGCGGGAAGCTAGAAAGCGTAAGTCAAATCTGACTGGCACTATGATACCGCGAGAAGCCTCATTGTCAAACATCAAAATGGAGCAATACTCGACTATTAGGTCGAATATTACATTTCTGCCCTAATCAGATAGCTTTCTTCGCGAGCGAGCCGGCCAGTAGAGACGCTTCGATGCGCGCCATACCTTTAAGGGCGCCAGCCGCGGGCGGAGTCGTTACTCCCTTCACGGTGCGCGAACCGGCGCCATCGCCAAGTTTCGACTTCAGCATACGATCCTTATCCGGATCGCCTTCGACGATACGCTTGATCGACTCCTCGAAGGATAGCGGATTGCCGGAACCGTCGACCAGCTTCGTGCGAGCCGCTTCACCCTTGGGCTTGTCATAGGCGATGATCGCCTCGCCTTCGATCTCGAAATTCGAGCCGTAGAGCGCGCGAGCCTTCGCCGCGGGGACCACGAGATCGTCCGTGACGAACTTCGAGGTCGAGAAAGCCTGACCGATCGTCAGGTCGTTGATCTTCGAAACCGATGCGTTATTGGCCGCCGCGGCGTCGGCCGCCGCTTTCGTGACCTTCGCAAGCTCCGCGGCGTGCTCTGTCGCCATCATGGCCTTCAGCCGATCGAAGTCGCCGGCCTTCTCGAGCGCGGCCTTCTCGGCGGCGACCTGTGTGGCGAGCAGGGCCTTGATCGCGACCGGATCAATGCCGTCGAACAGCGCGAGCTTGGCGGCGAGATCAGCCTTTTCCGTCGCGGCGTCTTCGAGCTTCTTCTTGCTCGCCATGACTTCCTTCAGGAGCTTGGCTTCGGCGTCGGTCGGCTTGGTCTTGTTCTTTTCGAGTTCAGCGGCGGCGAGCGCCGCGTCATCAGCGGCTTTCTTAGCGGCGGCGGCGTCGGAAACGATCTTCGCGGCAGCGGCGGCGGCGAGAGCCGCGGCGTCATCATCGGGCGAGAACGCCGGACGAAGGTATTTGGATTGGAACATCGGCATCGGCGTAGGCTCGAAAGCCGGCGGAGTCATAGCGGTCGTGGAGTTCAAGTTGGTGTTCATATGCGTACTACCTTCTTCGGCCGGTCACTTGGCCTGGTGTTCGAGCCGGTCTCTTGGCTCTATCAGCGAGGATCGCCGATTTATTTACCGGTCTGGCTCGTCACCTGTCCTTGGCGATTAGCTGTTCCGGGATTCTTGGATTTCGGGTTGCCGCCCTTGGAGGCTTTCTTCGCCTTGCCACCGGAGTTTCCGCCGGGGCCGGCGATCACTGGCGCGAGTGGAACCTGCGGTATGATCGGGGGCGGGGCGCCCGGCGTCATCGTCGAGGTGAGCTTGGCGGGGAATGTCGCTGTCGGATTGCCGGTGTTCACGGCCTGGATCTGAATCTGATCGGCGCCCGTGATGGGCCAGGAAACCAGCTGAGCCAGCATCGCTTTCTTCAGCGACGCCTTGATCGAGGGAAACATCTTGTCGATCATCGTTCTCATTTGCGTCTGACGCACGAGCTCAGGGGCGTCAATCAATTCTAAGCGCTCTGCGACAGTGAACTCGTCATAAAGCGAGCGCACGTCGAACGTATCAGCGTACTGTACTAGACGGGGCTCTCCGTCGTCCCCAGGGGTATCCGTCTGGGGTAGCTTCTCGCCGTTCCAAAGAGCGACAAGCTCGATCAGCTTGTCTTCCGCGTTCTGAAGGCTGGCGCTTTTGGTGGTCAGCAGCGAGTTCAGCCGCTCGAAGTCGTAGGCTTTCGCCACCCCCGAGGAGCTGTCGGTGCCGACGGCGTTGTCCTTCTCGGTGCGCTGCTCGCCCATGCCGACGGAATGGTAGATTTCGTTGATGATCTTATTGATCACCACGACGATGATCTCGGCCTGCTTGACGTCAGGACTGAGATATTCCGGCTTGGCACCGCTCTCGCCGTCATAGGTGAATACACGCTTGGTGCCCAAACCGATGAGCGCCTCGTATTTATCGGTGCCGGGCATCATCCCCTGCGCCGGCATCGCCAGTTGCGAGAAGGTCTGATCCTGAATGATCGCGTCGAGGTTCGAGAGATAGTTCGCCACCGCCTTGTCGAGATGAGCGATATCGCCGATCAGCGAGGGCGCGGAATACTTATTGTCGCCGATCACGTTATCGACGGGGAAGAAAGGCACGCGGCCGATCGAGAACTGACCGCTGCTGACCAGCTGAACGCTGACCTTGCCGTTGTTGGCGACATTCTGAATATAAGGCGACACGCCGGGGAGTTCGAGCTGCGCGATGGCGCTCGCCGCCGGCGCGTTCATAAAGCCGTTCTGAGCCGACTGCGGAGCGCCAGGGCTCTCCGAGCTGCCATTAACGCCTTCGTCATTCTCGTTGATTTCGAATAGATACCAGCTGTCCGTCGTCCATAGACGATATCGCTCGCGAATGACGCCCGACGATTTAATCGGGTCCGCGTCGTCGCGCTTGTATTCGCGCACGAGAATCCAATTTAGGTCATCGTGCTCGTCGAAGCCGATGTCGAGCACGTCCTTGGCGGGAACCAGATAGGTGTAACAGCGTGCGCCGACGGCTTTCTCATCAGCCTTACTCAGCACGCTATCGGTCTTGGTCGAGTCGACGCAAACCCAGGCGCGACCCTCGATCGAGGACGCAGACGCCACGAGCTTCATATATTGCTCGATGGTCAGCTTTGAGAGCGTCGCGTCCTTCCAGAACGCCCGGATGTAATCAGGCGCATCATCCCAATTGCGGGCAATGTCGGACTTGAAGATATATTTCTGAACGAGATCAACGACTTCCTTGGTATGCGGGAAGCGATAAGCGCGCTCGCAGCGATCAAGATACTCCTGGTCGCCTTCCTTGATGTAGCGAAAGACGTTGCCGTTGAACCATTCGCGCCCGCCGTCATACGTCTTCTGGCAAAAGATCCACTCGTGGAGCTTCTTCCGGTAGTCAGGGTGGCGACGCGCCAGAAAGCTCTGAAGCGTCTTTTGATCGGTTACGTCTATCGAAAGCGGCATCAGGGGTTCCAGCCTATTCGGCGCGAAGGGTAAATCAATTCTGACTTGTAATCAAGGTCAACGGGAATATCCAGCCATTTCAACCTTCCGAACCGGAAATTCGATATCCATGGCGTAACCCACGGCGTCGGCGGCGTGCTCGATGTTCATCGTCTTATCCACATCCCGCGAGCCGGGTTTGTAAATAACCTGCTCGAACGCCG